TCTTCGCGCAAGTGTTTCAGAACATGCAGCTCCGCTCTTTGTGGCGGGGCTGCATGTTTTTTTGTGCGATATGGTGAAGTGGGGGGGGCTGATTGTGTGTGGAGAGGGGGGGGAAGCGAAAGAGGGAACGCTGTGGTAGTGTGAAATGATAGATAGGGGGGGGAGTACGAGGGGCAGAAATGCGCTTTGGTCCGAATCGCGTGCTGAGAGAGTAGTGGTGATCCGGGAAGTTTTTTCAGGAGTAGGCCCGGCAGAGGCCCGGCAGAGGTGTTTTTGATGCTGTAGGTGGGCTGCAAAACGAAAGAAACCTGCTGTGTGTCAGCAGGTTTCGCGTAGTGGATAGGGGACTATACCTTATAGAAAGCATTGAAACAAATCATTTCAATATGCTTTATTCTATTGTTGGTTATCAGCATATTGCGGCATAACTGTAAATCAAAGCAAAGCATAATGTTTCATTCCCTTTTGCAGCAAGTCGCCAAAATGTCGCCAAAAACTCGGCAAGGTTGCACAATGTAAATAAACTTCATTATCTTTGCCATACATCTTTAGATATATGGCTACTGTTTATTTTTCCTTGTCGAGGAAAGAATCTGCTGCGACACCAGGACTGCACGAGATTCTCGTGCGCTTTTGTCATGGACGCATCAACCTGCGGGCAAAGTCGGGCATATTCGTAAGGTCTGAATATTGGGACGAAAGATTACAGCAAGTTGTTATTCCGAGATTCCGCATCATGTCGGCAGAACAACGTGCCGCAATAGAGGAGCTGTCCTGCACGCAGAATAACCTGCAAGAGTTGCAGGCTTCCATCATGTCAGAGTTTATAAACGCCGGATCAGGAAAGGTGCCTTTGCATAAGAATTGGCTTTCAGACGTAGTAATATCTATCATGCGTCGCCGGCTAAATCTTTCCAATAGCGCAAAAAGCAAGTTCTTCGAGGCGTGGGATAGATTTATAGAGAGTAAACAGGTAAGCGCCCGACGCAAAGCTATGTTCAAGGTGGTGCGCAACATGATGTGGCGATATGAGCGTGTTGAAAGAATGCGCAATCCATCATTCTACTTATCTTTTGATGCCATGACAAATCGCACGTTATTGTACTTTGAACGTTTCTTATTGGAAGAAGTAGAATATGTGGATCAGTATCCGCAAATATATAAGAATGTTCCCGATAGAGACTTACCAAAGCACCGAGGGCCTAATACCATATCGCATCGTATGGCGATTTTGCGGACGTTCATAATTTGGGCGATTGACAATGAACTGACAACAAACGATCCATTTAAAAAATACAGCATAAAAGCTCCTGTTTACGGCACACCTATTTATATAACTATATCGGAGCGCAACACCTTATACCATGCACCTATGCCATCAAAAAGGTTGCAGGTGGTGCGCGATATATTTGTATTCCAATGTTTGATTGGTTGCCGTGTCGGAGATCTGTTGAAGTTAAAGAGACAAAATATCATGCGCGGAGCTATTGAGTACATTCCGCATAAAACAAAAGACGGTCGCCCAGAAACAGTGCGAGTTCCGTTGAACGATACGGCAAAGGAGATAATAGCCAGATATGACGATGCCGACAGGGAAGCGCTATTACCATTTATATCTGCACAGAAGTATAACGATTATATAAAGGAGTGTTTCAAAATTGCTGGACTTGATAGATATGTTACTGTACTTAACACTCAGACAAGAGAGTCAGAACAGAAACATTTGTATGAAGTCGCCTCGTCCCATATGGGCCGCCGAACATTTGTCGGGAACTTATACAAACAGGTAAAGGACCCTAATCTGGTCGGGGCCTTATCAGGGCATAAGGAAGGCAGCAAAGCTTTTGCCCGCTACCGCGATATTGACGAGGAGATGAAAGTTGACCTTGTAAAACTACTCGAATAGCCTACATAGCGTTCCTTAACTCGCATACTACCGTGTCATGTAGCGGCGCACACCATTCGCTGACTTCAAGCAGCGAGAGCAAATATTTAATCATATCATTCATATAAGTATGAAGCCCCTGTTTAAACAGGGGCTATATTTGCGTATTGTCTCATACTTCGAAATACTCGCGTATGAATCGAGGCCGATCCATATCCGTGAGTTTCTCGACAGCCATCTTGTAAATAACCAGTGGCAGGTCGGTGTCCGATACGATTTCTTTAAGCGACTTCGCATGGTCGGAATATATCATATTGGCAGTAACCCACAATGCATATTTGTTGTACTTGGGTTCATGTTCCATATCTCCACCGAGCGATGTTACAACCGATTCGAACTGAGCAAAGGGCCATTTTGCTCCCTTCGTGCCATCCTGGTTCTGCAACTCGGACGCTATTTTCTCGGCCTCGGCCTGCGAAAGATAATTATACCATTCTGATGCCTCAAGCTTATCCAGCCACATCTGCGCCATCTTGGTATTGAGTTCCATCATCTTGTTAAAAGCCCAGCGTTCGGCAGAGCCAAACACCTGCATACGCGAGACGTCTTTTGACGTCGCCATTTTGTTATACAGATAGTCGTATCTGTTTTTCATATCTTCCATATTATTAACAATTAGGGCATCCGTTCTTGAATCGAGGGATGGGTTTGTACGTTACTCTTGTGATACGTGGACGAATCGCCGGCGATGAAGTTGTAATTTGAACAGTTGAAATAATGTTATCTGTAGCTGTTTTCTGTGAATCTATTTCGACGGCGGCTTCAGTTTTTTGTTGTTTTTTTGCCATAACTTTTCGTATTTTTCAGCGAGCCATTCCAGCAATAGCCCGAACCAATTGGATATGTATGCCATAAAAAAGGATAGCGCGACAGCCTCGAAAAAGCCTGATCCAAGAATCAACAGCACAAATAGGGTACCCCACATCGTTGAGCACATAGCACATTCAGCAATCTTGCTGCAGATCGTGTATGCTTTTTCAACGAACCCCAGATGATGAGCTGTAGAGATCACTACCATCGAGACTGCCGCTATTACTATCCAATGAAACATACTACGCCGTAGTTACTGTTACCGCCAGCGGAGTCTCCGAAACGAAAGCTCTCGAGCAGGTTTGGCAGGCTGCCGTAGCAATACTGTTTACGGTGCTGCCGGCAGCGATCGTTACCGCAGTTGGAGCTGTTGCCGAAGCAATCTGGATGTTGAACTCCTGATTGATTGGGAGCGATTTCGTGCAGGCGCATCCTCCGTTGCAGGGAATATAGTCGATAGTCCCCTGCACCTGAATAGTTACCCCGTACAGGCCCGTGTTAAGCAGCACGGGTGATCCAACTACCGAAAATTGCGGCATAAATACCGGAACTTGCGCGGCGCATACCGGATAACACAGTCGCTGCGAAATATTGACGGTGTACTGATACGGCGAGGCTGTCGATCCTGCCGCGAGTTCGGCCGTGATAGAGGCCGGTTGAATTTTGTTGCAACTCATATCTTTGAAGAGTTAAGTGATACCACCTATTGTCCTATTGTTTCCGCGCCGGTGGCTGTAGGCTCGGATGTAGTCGTGATGTCTGTCTTTAGGACATAATCATCGCTCTTCTTGATTGGGAGGTTGCAATCGAGATATTTCTTGAACTCTTTGAGATCGTTTTCGTCTAATTTGACATATCCATCCAGCAATTCAACGTGTCCAGCGGCTATGCCTTTGTCGGCAAGAGCATGAAATATTGCGGGAATAGCACTGTCAGGAATCTTCGATAACTGCGCTTCAAGTATTGGCCGTACCAATACATCGCCACTTATCGATCCTAATCCAGATGATAACTCTTGTGCCATAGAGTAATTGGGTGATACGATGCCTATTCTCTTAAGCATATTTTCTGCGGGAGTTATCCAAGAAGCTCGAGATACCCATCCAGAAATAATCGTAGGATATATAGGTTCGATGAACTTCAATATTATTTTGGTGAGGATTTGTGCGTTTGTAAACATGACTTTGAGATTTTGGGGTTAAATAAAAAGAGCGGGGAGAAACCCGTTTTACGAGTTCCCCTCCGCTTGCCGGCTACTGATTGCAACTCAGGTCGCAAACATTTTTAGCCGGAATGACCAACTGCGACAGCGACTGCAGCTGTGCAATTTGTCCCTGCATACAGCTGATGGTAGCTGTTGCGGTTGCATTCATCGTCGCCTGTTGCAGGTTGATAGCAGCCTGTGCGTCCTTGTTGGCCAGCACCTGTGCCTCTACGCCGCGAATCTGCCCTTGAAGGTCTTTGTACGCCTCGACGATCTTCTGGTCGGTGTACTTGTCAGCCTCCAGCAGAGCGATGTGCGAATCCTTTGCGTTGAGTTGCTCAACGAGATTCAGTTCATAACGGTTTACAAACTGGTTCTCGCTGCACGACGCAACGGCACCGTTACGCATACCTACACCCAGATTCCCGAGATCGAATCCCAGAAGAGATGCGATACCTGCGATAGCTCCAGCAGTGTTGAAGTTGCCCTGACCTTGGCCAGTTACATGGTACGAATGGCCATCTGCACCTTTGATTTCCATAAAGCTTTGTGTTTAATACTCCGGCACTATTGCCGGTATCACAAAGGTCTTAAGGTGTGGCAGGTAAGGCAATTAGATATGTTCAAGTTTCGTACGGATTGCGTCCGCATTCTGCCTGATAAGATTCCCGTGCAATTTAACACGTAAATCAAACAACTTATGAAGCCTGCGGACACTATGAGGCGACACATTAATAAGTTTAGATATTTCGGAGGCGTTCAATCCTTTCTCAAAGAGGAAATGCACAAGTATACAACGTGCATCAACTACTTCTGCTCGTCTACATCCGCTTGTTATCTCCGCAGAACTGATTTCTGTCTCTTTAGTTACCGCTGCAAGGATAATAAGAAAAATTTTTGTCCGGCACATATTGATTTTTCAAATACTTTCCATATATTTGTTTAACTCTCTCAAACAAAACAATTCCACAACAACCGAATTTAAGGCTTTTATGCCCCCGCTCGGCTGTTGTGGCGTTGTTTCCCGGACTTTTGAGAGAGTTTTCTGGAAATAGTAGCGGGGGCTTTTTATACCCGCCCCCAAAGGCATAATCACTTACTCCATATTGGAACCGATGCTTTTATGCCGATGCGCGGCGCCGGCGATTTAAATATATTATCTGCCCCAAACGTTGCGCTAATTGTGGCGAATCTTAGATCAACAGCAAAGTCGATTTCAGCAAACGGCGTCCAGCCAATACGCGAATATTCTGTGCCGGCGCCCGCTGAAAATATAAACTTCGATCGTGATTTTACAGTTCGAGTAATCGTAGTGTTGTAAGTCTCAAAATAATCCAATCTTGGAGATAATGATCCGATAACAGGCCCAACTACACGCGCATAATATGTAGAGTCTTTATATTCTATCGTACGAATAATAACCTGCATTTTAATACTGTCATTATTCGTTACAGAATCTATATCAATAGCTCCATTATTCGGGACTATAATACTATCCGCTTCGTCATATATTTTTACTATCTTAGGCGGAGCAAACAGCCATTTTGGGACATTGACCGATATTAAGTCATCGGATATGCTAAATGGCATAGGTTTCCAGTAAAATACTGTATCAATGCGTACTGTTTCGTCAACAATGGATTCATTATTATTCTTGCCGAGCCACCAGCCAAGCAGAAATAATAAGGCGCATATGATAGGTATTATGATTATTCTTACGGTCTTCATCGAATGCTTTGTATAAAGAGATCCCAACCGGATTCTACATCTCGCATATGAGCATTTATGCCATTTTCATATGCCGACATAGCTGCAACAACAGCGATCATGATATCTTTATTAGTTGTTGTAATGCGCACATCGGGAGATACTAACGATCGTTCAGAAACGAATTCGACATACTTGTCTGTATTGTTCTCGGTGGATGGCGCCCAACGCGATATCAATTTTCGCAAAGTATCCAACCCATATTTGCGCTGGTAGTTGTTGAGCAACTTGAAAGCTGCTCGATAGCCATATGCTATTGATGTGAATTGTGCAAAACGGCTGTCAGCCGATGGCACTATTTCACCTTGCCACGGGTTACTGCCTTTAGTCTTCTCAATATTCAGCGGATTATTGTTCCGCAAACCTCTTGGCTGAGACATGATCATTCCTCCTTTTCTTTTTGACGATCATACCATATTTTCGCCAATACGCCGGCTATAAAGCCTACTGCCGCTGATATTGTCGATGCAATGCGTACGCTATTGGGCAGAATGTTGAATACTATGATCAGCACGATCGCTGCAGCGGTGCCAATCAGAATTTTTTTTGTTGTTGTAGTCATAATATTAATTTTTATAGTTTGGACTTTACTTCTGGAAGAATATATTGGATCGCACTTGCTGCATCAGATAGCATTTTGCGAGCAAAGACTGGATCACATTCCATAGTATGAGTATATTCAAGAAATATCGATCCTTTCCAATTATTCTCATCATCAATCAACCTACGTATAATAGCTGATACACCGCCATTTGTTGCGAGAATAGCTCTTGCCTTTTTATCCTTGACCTCATCGTTTACATTCTTATAAAACATGAACTCACGTGATGAAAGCTCTGCTGCAAACGATGCTATATCAGAAATATGCATATTCTGAATCACTGGTTTCATAGCCGCTATTCCATTACGCTTCACTTCTAAAGAGATGGATACATAATGATTAACCCGCTCAGGGTGAGGTTGTAGAATATATACCCGATCTACTGCAAGTTCATGAAGAATCTGCCATAAAATGCCGTATATTTTAGCGACGTTCTCACTTCGTTTTGAGCTCTTCTCTTGCTCTTCGCGTTTCCATTGTTCGATCTTTGCGTCTGTAGTCTTATTCTTGGTGTACTGATTGTACGAAAACCACGCTGCAATAATCACTCCGAGGGCTGTAATGATTTGTGCAATATCCATTGTCTTTATTATTAATAAATTAAGTATATTACTATTATAACCGTCCAGATTCTTATGCCTCCAATGATTGTGGCAATAATATCTTTCCAGTCAGGACTGGTGTCATAGATCAGGTCTTTCCAGAGCGCACAGCTTACAGTCGCTACAAGTGAACAGGCTAAGGCTATAACCAAAATTATTTTTGTGCTGGCGATTAGACCAAACATCATTACAAAAATGAAACTCCAAGCAGCAATACGTGAACCTAAAGCATCATGCTGATATTTATCCTTCGGGATATTTGAAAGGATTTCAAATAGCTTATTCAATAATTTCTTTATCATAAATTAATCCATGTGTTTGTTGAAGAATTCCACTTTCTTATTCCTGCTTCCGACACCATGAAGCCTACATTACCGCACCGTATCTGGAATACCGTCCGAGCCTCGTTGTTGAAGAAGCCGATATACTGCGACGGTGATTTGCCAAATATGTAACCGTTACCATATATATCAGACCTCACCTCTCCGCTTTCAGTCTCGTATGTAAGAGCTTCTGTCGTAGAAGTGGTCAGATTATACACATATTCTGTTTGAGGCTTGCCACTAAAACAAGTTATCGTCGCTTGTAGAATAACGTCGTAAGTACCGGATGCCAAATTCTGGGATGATTTTACAGAAGATATTTCTGTTGTGGAATAATCTTCCTTTACCACACCAAACTCATGTATAAGTGTTGTTGCCCCAGATTGTCTGTTTCTGAAGAATATCTTTCCGTCCAGCGAAATACCCGAGCCGTCACCAACAAACGATGCAGATACCGTTACTGCTGGCACAGTCACTACATTCGTTGCCGTATCAGCTCCGTCGATTACCAACCCATTCAATAAGTATCCCTCAAAAGTGTGGGAAAGCATCTCGATGCTTCCGCTTGTCAGCGATAAGGCTTGCAGCGTTTTTGATCCCGACGAGCCGGTGACATTCAACAACTCTCCAAAAGGGTCATCCCCGCTGGCCATCTGGAATTGGTTCGGTGTAATCCCCATTGACCGCTTCGACGTACCATTCTCGATCAAACCAAACTCTAATCCCTCACCTGGGGTCTGCAGCATGTACTGCATTTGGTTTGAAAGCCGGACAACACCGTTTTTGTACAACGTATAGCCTGCATTCTGGAAGTCTTGGTCATCCTGCACATCAGCCATGATGAACGGCAGGTTATCCTGCCCATTGGTTACGCCTGCGCGAATTTTGTCACCCTCACGCGTAACGACCGCTCCGGTAAGTACAACACCGTTGGAGATTTCTGTCGTCTGATCTGCAAAAGCGTCTTTCAGATATTGGATGCTGTCTATGTCGGCTTTCGTAGCATTAGCGATTGCTTCGAGAATCGTTGTTCGTGCCGCATAATAAGCCGCTATATTAGCATAATCTGATTCGATGGTTATACTCTCCGGCGAGGACGCTGTGTACTTCGTAAGAGCCGATTTTGCCACGGTATAGGCCGCTGTGTAATCCGTTGTGGCAACACTATACGCCGTAGCTTCCGCTATTATCTGAGTATATTCTGCCTCTATATCGGCGAGAATTTGTTTCAGATATGACTTTTCCGGAGGCGATACAGTGTCGTCGGATGCGATCTCATCAAGGCGGCTGGATATAGCATCCACCAATTTTTTCTGATCGTTGTATGACGGCTGCCACGACAGCGCGGGTTTGTTACCGCGAACAAGCATTATTTTGTTATAGCGTGCTGTATTGCCAGCGCTCCCTCCGCTGGGGCCAGAGTACAGCCATAATGTACCCTGCTCCGCGTTACGGTTAGCGGTGAAAACCCCCGACATCACTTCCCCTGGTTTTAGGGTTAGAATATTCGAAGCCACTAATGACTGTTCTCCAGCATATAGAAGGCATATATATTCTGTCGGTGAACCTACAACATTCTCAATACTCTCTACCGATATTGCATACTGCTCGCCTTTTTTAAACGGCCCGAAGCTTGTTTTTGAAATACCTACCGCAGTCTTACTTTCTGATCCATCCAACAGATTTACCGATGAAAACTCGGCGTTTGCTGCCTCCTCTGCGGCCTTTTGCGCATCGTCTATCTGCTGTTGCTTTTCGGCCCACTCGGAAAGGTTCGTAAGGCCCGATGAGCCGGCTCCGATCTGCACATCGGCCGATATGCGCAACTTACGTTTGGTATCGCCTGCAGCTTTTTGATATGTAATAAAGTTCGCGCCTTCTGCCGATATATCGCGATCACCATAGAAGACGTCACCATATGCATACATATAGGCTTCTCCGGTATTGGGATTCACTCCCATACCGACATAATTCTTTTCTGGTAACTGATATGAATCTATATGGGCATAGACTTCTATTGAGCCTCCATTCTGCGGATTGATAACTATTGCAGATTGACGGGTCTTGTCTGTCCGGTTGCCAAATTGCGGTATTTCATCTCCGGCTTCTGGGATACTGCTGCCGTCGACATCAGTTTTTGATAGATCGACGTAGTTCTCGCTAACTGCAACAACCAAACGCCAATAATATTTTACAATATTGTTTTGATTGGCATCATATCTTTGGCATCGGACTTGATCGTCAACGACCAATCCACTGTATCGAGTTCCATTCTTGTTGTCAAAATAACATCGGTACGCGGTATCAAGCTCTTCGACCGATGTTATCTCACATCCACCATTGGAATGAACAGTCGCTCCAATTTTGAATGTGACTTGATTAATTACAGCTTCATTGAACTGAGATTCTTTACGTACAACAAGTTTGTCTATCTCGGCAACTGAATCACCGTTTTCATCTTCATAGATTGAATATCCAGACCCGGCGAATCCTCCTTGTCTAAAATTCGATGAAACTATATTCCCACCTACTGATACATTCTTTCTTACTGTAATATTTTTTTCGAACGAGACGTTGCCTTTGAATGTTTCGTCAATTTGCTTGTTAGCAAACTCCCATAATGATCTTGTGGCAGAAAATACATTGTAGTCTGTTGCTGCAGTACCATCATATCGTGTTATCACGTAGATTGCAGCTCCAGAGGTAGTAACACCTATCCGTTGCGCATATAAATTCGCTTTTACGTCGTTCTCGATCTTTCCGGTACGCGAATATGTGCGGTTATCTCCTACAGTGTATGTGGCGATATATTCGTTGTAGAGCTTCTTTTCGAATCCTTGAATACGAGATTTACGGCCTTCAGGCCCGAATCGAGGATCTTGAAGAATAACAACCTGTCCAGCATCATAATTCTTTTCGTTAAAAGCGCAATACACTGGATTTGTCGGGCAATCATATACGGTAGTGTCGCCACTATGCTTCGAGGCATACTCCTCACCAGCTGCCAAAAGCTCCTCTTCGGCCTCCGATATACGGGCCTCGGGAAGTTTCACACCCGTGAGAATGAATGTGTCGCCCGACTTGGGCTTCATGTTGGCATTGGGAATGATCGAAACGCTATCTCCAGAAGTCTCGATCTGCGCGACGACCTCAAACTTTTTGTCGAAGCCGTCCTCCGGCTTCCAGGTCTTGGGGTCGTAATTAATAGATACGTCAAACGTCAGCCCCGTAAGGTCCCCGCTGGTAAACGTAGCCTGCAAATCCTCTCCCTCGACAACATCCGAAGGAACAAATGGGGTTTCGCCGGCATATATAACATATGCAGGATACGGATCTCCCTCGTCAGGTGTAATCGTTTTTTCTTCAACACTGGTAACAGTATCGGTATTCTTGGGATATATGTCATCGAAGAATACGACTACCGGCGTGATTTCGCTTTGCGTGAGATCTGGACGTGCATCAATGTATTGTTGTCTATCAGGCAGGCGCAGACGTATCTCGGATACGTGGTTGGTTACGCCGCCCTGCTCGGCCTGCCCGTAATCGCTTGTTAGGTTACGTGTCGAGCCGAAGACATAGAAACGTGTGCCATACCCGTCGTTATTATTGCTATTGCGAGGCGGTATGTCACTTATTACATATCCTTTTTTGAATATTTCGTTTGATCCGAATTCGAGTTTGCCGAAATATAGCGATATAATGCCGCCGTTCTGCTGTGTCCACCACTCGCAGTCAAATGTTTCGGCAATGTTGTTCACCGCATTCCAGCATGTATCCCCTTCGAAGGATACTACCTTGACCGTTTCCGGATTATCAACACCCACAAGACCGCCAAACTGCCATGTTGAGCCGCCTAACTCCTTGTTCATGTTTTGAACGATCAGGTTGCCGAAATACTCAAGGCTTGTCGTGTTGTGAAACACTACCTCGGGATTGCTGCCTCCAAGCCAGAAACAGATGACTTTCTTCATCTTATTCTGCTGGTGCTCAAATTTGAGATTATACTTGTATCCTTGCCCAGAACTTTCGGGATATACAGGCGACATGATCTCGTATTTATCGCCTTTGTAAAGGACGTATGACCCCTCGGGAATATCGAGCGCAGTGAGCGAGTTTACGGGCAGACTGATGTAATAGTCGCCCATGAGTACGAACTTGATAATGGCTTCTTTGGATACGGGAGCATCAATAATTATGCCTCCGGAGGGATTATATATTGTCATTTCGTCGTCGGTTTGCCTTGCATCATCACAGGGTTAATACAAAGATCAAAAGCCTCGGCGCATTATCCAAATCCCCAGGCTTGTTTTTACTCCGCTGCCCTGTCTGTCGGATCGGGCTCTCGGAATTTCACTGACAACTTGCAGGCATTCAGCCTCCAGTTTTCGAATTGCGTCGCACTACTGTACAGCAGACGATAATAGCTGTTCAGGTCGGGGACGTACAGCGTTACTATACCCGAGCGCAAAACATCCATGAAAGCCGCGTATTTTGCGAGAAAATCACTATGCGAATTGCCGCTGACAAGAAATGTCAGTGTTACGTCCCGCTCATTTTGAATAAGTGGACTTGTCGGCAGTACCTGCACGCCGTCTTTCAGAGGGTCATCATTTTGTATCACATCCTTGATTGGCGCCGGCGTGAGCAGCGCCGCATAAGCTCCGTTCTCAATAGTTACCCCCATCGAGGAGAGTAGTACACCGTTTATCTTTATGTCTGTCCCCATATCATTACAGATTATCCAGTTTACGGTTCATGGCGGCCAGCGAATCTCGCATCTCCGGCAGAACCTTTGTGAAAGTCCGAATGTCGGCCACGTTGCCGTTCATTTGCACCAAAATGTCACGGGTGTCGGTCATGCGGTTCAGTTGCTCGATGGAGATGCTGCGGCCGTATGCAGCCTGCTCGACCAGAATGTTTATCTTGCCCTGAATGTCGGTGAAGCGTCCATTCAGTTCGCTGGCCGTGTCCTGTGACATCGTAGAAAAGCCTCGCGAGGTTCCGGATTGGGAGGATTCGGTTTCAGTATCTTGGAGGTATTTGTCCGCCCAGCCATATTGATTATTCAGTTCGTTAGTTATATCGTCAACCATTTGATTAATGATACCTTCTTCAGTCGGAGATATAACACCGTCAGACCAGAACTGTTGAAGCTTGTCTCGTATGGCTTGCATTGGAGATGATATGTCTGCCTTCATGGCCTCGATAACCATCTGTTTGATCATATCTTTTACAAAATCCTTTGCGCTCTTTGCCCGATCTTCGCCTTGCGCCCATGCGTTTGCGTACGCTTCGGCAAAATTGTCTATGGCTGACTGTACATCCTCGCCGAATATGGCATCTTGAGCCTTGTCAATATTTTCTTGAATCAGTTTATTGTTTTCCTCGATTTGGTCTTGCCATTCTTTTATCCGATCATCATCTGATTTTTTCTTGCTTTGTTCTTCTCTGATCTGCTTTTGCAACAAAACATTCTGCTGTTTCAGCATGTCATTCTGTTGACCTATAAGATTAGAGGCATCGGTTGAATAGGCTTTATTAATAGCATCGCCAAGGGCATCATACGATTTTGCTAATGCGTCGACTTGATCCTGAAGGGCCTCGATTGTACGCTCCTTTCGACGATCTCCGCTCAATAGACTCCACAAATTTGAAATTACCGACACAACTCCCTGAATCCCCTGCACAGGATTTCCCGAAGCGAACCCTGCTACCGCTTGTGCGGTTCCTCCAACGGCACCGGCTATCTCGTTTATTGATGCTGTGGTATCTTCATCGGCTCCAAATGTGGATGCAATGGATGAAATGCCGCTTATTGTAGACGACACAATATTCAACGCCTCGGACACACCTAACCATGCTTGCTTACGTAATTCTACAGCGCGTATGTCGTCTTTATTAGCAAGAGCCTGCTTGTAGGCTTTGAAGTTGGCCGATATGCTTGCAAATGGATTTTTTCGCGTGGCTGTCTCTGCTGCCTCGTCAAGCTTGTCAGTGACGGTTTTCAGATTGATTGGATCGAGATCGGCATCTTTCAGCAGGCTGTTGATATTATCAATAATACGCAATATCTCTCGGCTCGATAGAGCATCGAGATTCTGAAACAGGTTGATCCAGTCGTCCGTTTTCATCAGCTCCTCGGCGCGAATCTCGCCTACCTGCTGTGCTTCTGACTTATTTATCTGCGGGATCAAATCTTCGCGTCCGCCGGCCGTTGCTGCATTGCGTGCGTTCTCCGCATTCTGCCGAATCTTCGCTATTCTATCTTCGGCAGAACGATATTCTTCGACTACGGCATTCAGGCTTGCAGCAATCTCGGCACGGTCGATCCGTATGCCTAAATCTGTCGCCTGCTCTTGCGATATATTGCCAGCCTTTAGAGCGTTATCCACCCACTTGCGGAACTCCTCGTATTTCTCCTTTATGCTATTTATACGGCGATCCTCCTCCGATAGCGTGTCGTCGGTGATCTGTTTGTATATTCGGTCAAGCTCTTGGGCGTATTTCAAGTCTACGGCGGCACGATCATCAGCATCAATTTGTCTGATATTAGATTCCCTCTCTTGAAAATCTTTCGTTTGATTCGCTGTTAGTGATCCTCCTTGCGCGGCTTCAAGTTTCGATTTATCCTCTTTCAGTTTGTCAAGTTCCTCTTTTGTGCGCAAGTCTATTTCGGCCAACTCTTTCTGCTTTCCATCTTTCATTATGTCGATGCGCGACTGTTGTAACTCCCGATCATTAGCAAGAATAAGGTCGGACAGTTTTTCCTGCGCCTTCGTAACAGAGGTTGTGGTTTTGTCATCGACCCCCGCCAACTTTTTGGCTTCGTCGAGTGTTTTTTTCGCATTCTCGACCGCACTTTGCTTCTCTTTGACTGTCTCTACATTTTCTCCACTACTGATAGCAGATTTCCACGCTTTTACAGCTTCGTCATAGGCTTTTTGGGCGGATTTGAGATTTTCAGTGGCCGATACGATAGACCCGGCCGCTGCGCTGGACTGCTGCCCTCCTGAAGTAATGCCGGCAAGGGTTTTTTCTCCATTTGTTATTGCGTCAATCAACTGCTGCCGTTCGGCATACAACTCGTTCGCCTTTCGTGCTGCATCTTCGATCTGCTTTTCTGAATATGGAACTTTCTCCAAATCCTGCAGCACCACAAGTTGCCCACCAACCGTTGTAGTTTTATTGCGGTAATAATATTTATCCTGGTAGATAGAACTTAATCCTGCAAGTTCTCTGTCTATATCAGAAACACGTGTTTTTGCCGTGCTAATTTGCGACGTTACGTCTATTTTTAAAGCCTCCTTCTGTGCATCGCTGAACGCTCTTATCTTTGTAATATTGATACCAAGGACACGCCCATACTCGTCAAACTGTGAAATAGCCGAAGGGACAGCACTTGCCAATTTGTTCATAGTATCGGCAAGCTGGTCATTTTCAGTTTTAGTGCGGGACGTTTTTGACGCAAGTACTTCATAAGTATCTGCCAAATCCGATATGCTATCTGCATTAGACGCATAGTCCGAAGTTACAGCGTTCAGATCTGATACAATGTCGGTAGTTGATTTTGCTTTCTTTGAAAAGGTGGTCAATGCCGTAACAATGCCTATCAAAGCACTTGCCGCAAGCACATAAGGATTCGCCTTTACTGCCTTATTGAACAGAATCTGCGCCTGGGTTGCCCGCGTCAGCATCTTGGTCTGCTCTAAAATGGCTTTTGTCGCCTCAACTATCGTCTGCACTTTCTGTGCTGCAGCCACCGCAATGAGCGCTGCTTTATATGCGCCGTAAGCCGCAACCAACGGTATAAGAATATCCAATACCTTCTGGTAATTCTCAACAAGCGAGATCGTCCCCTTCAGCACTCCAGCAATAATGCCCTCACTCGACTTTCCCATGTTGTTGAACATGGTATCGATTGCATCACTGAGGTTGGAGATAAGACCAGAGATTGTCTTGGACTGCTCCTGCATAAGGTTATAGAACTGCCCCCCTTCGTTGGTCATACCCTCGATAACCTTTTTCACGTCCTCGAATCCGATCTTTCCGGCCGTTACCATAGCATTTATCTCATCCGTGGTCTTGCCGTACATCTTAGCCATCTCTTGCAATACCGGAATGCCCGAACTGGTGAATTGAAGCATATCACGCGCGTACAGGCGTCCCTGCACAGCCGTTGTACCGTACAGGTAGGTCAGACGTTCGAGAGGCAAACCCAGCCCGGCCGCCACGTTACCCAATCGGGTCAAGGTGTCGGTTATATCCTCGGCAGCAAATCCGTAGGCAAGCAACTGACGGGCACCGTCGGCTACACCCTGTAAATCGAACGGAGTCTTGGCGGCCAGCTCTACCATTTCAGCCATCAGCGCGTCAGCCTTTTCCTTGCTTTGCAAAAGGGTTGTAAAGGCAACTTCCAGCTGTTGAAATTCGCCACGGGTCATAGCAAGCTGCCGGACAAGTCCAGCCAACGATATCCCTACGCCTATTTGTGCCAGCGTATTGCCCAATTTGTGCATGGCAATATCCATGCGGTCGGCGTCATTTACGACATTAGACGTTACTGTTCTGGCGGTTTGCTGAAGCTCTCTGAACTTGCGTACGGCCTCCTCATTATCTATTACGACAGTAAGATTTATCATAGCACTACGACCGTTTTATCCTTGTTGATACTCACTTCTCCGCCGCTGATATTTACGACCTTCACCACGGCATAATTCTCGGCATTAATAGTCGCCGAGGCTCCGTGCATCAGAATAACCGTATGCGTAAAGCGAACGCCTGACACATATATCTCGGCATGGGTATTTCCGGCGAGGCATACGTTCTTTTTCCCCTTTATCACCACATCGCCACTATCGACGTACACACCTCTTGGTCGCACGTCGTACTTTATTTCCCGCAGCGATGCAATAGACGGGTATTTGTATTTCTCGCAGAACTCCTGTCCCTGCGGAGAAAAGAATGCGGCGACCAACGTGCGGTAGTCTGATATTTTATCCAACTTGCTGCACGCGCCGAGGCTGTAGGCTGAATTGATTATGTCGTGGATTGATTTTTGCATATTATCGGCACATTTGGCGTAATTTATCTATTGACTTGGGGTCGTTCAGATCGATAACCTCATTTGATCCATATTGAGCCGGACTGCTCGCTGAATTAGACCTATAATCAGTTCGCTGTGCATCTTTATACATTAGCCTTAAATTGGCCCACGAAAAATCCCACATGACTTGCATGGGTGACATATTAAGCGTACTGCATATAGCTGAAATCATTCCCCAGATGCTGCAGCCTCCGTAGATGCTATCCGCTCCTTCGGGGTTATCTGGGAAATCATTACCCGAAGCGTTCTTACCGAGCGAATAGCACTCATAAAATCCGCATAGTACGATTGCACTACAATCGTGTACAGCACGTTTGCCAGAGCCTGCTGCGTCATGGTCGGCGACCACATGATCAGGTCAACGCGTTGCTCGAAATCTTTATCTATATCCTGCTTCGTGCGCAATGTGGCGATGGCGATGATCTCGGCTACCTCGCGCGGCTTTTCGGCGCAGATCGTCCAAAGCTGCTTCACGGAATCCTCGACATGCTCCTCGTCGAATACAAAGTCGAGATTAAGTAATCTGCGCGATATGATGGCCAGCCGTCCCAGTTGCAGAGGATATAGATACAAAGTCTCCTTCTTACCGGATTTATTCTCCAGCTCGAAAGATTCGATTTTCTCGGTCAATACATCGAGAGCTCGTTTGTCTATTGTGTTGCTTTTCTTCTTTGCCATAACACCGGATTATTTGCTCCCGCCCCGGTCTCGCTCCGTGATGCAAGTCGTGAACTTTCCGGCGGGATTGAGTGGGTGGTTAGGCCTCAGCGTCTTCGGTATATGATGGCGTCTCAATGGGCCACCACGCATAACCGCCTTCTGCCGGTGCAAGCACATCGGCCGAAACTGCGATTTGAAGAGGATCGGAAGTGTTCAAACCTCCCGTTAACGTTGCCGTATATTTCAGTCGCGCAAAGGCAATAGAATCTCCTGATGCGGCATCGAAAACAAATGCCTTTTCACCCTCGTACAGCTCGCCGGCCGCAGGCTCGGTAGTTCCGAAATAGAACTCCAGCGTGTCGTCGTCGAAGTCAGCTACGTTCCACGTCACCTCTTTCGAGCCGGTGGTCGGGTCACGCATGGAGAAGAAGGGATCGGCCTCGCCCTCTCGATGGAATTTGTTGCTGGTCGGATTAGAGAAGTTGAAGGTTATACCACCCTGATAGGGCTGGGTAATCTTTGTTAACGCCGCAAGCAGTGTGCTTGCCCCCGCGTCCTTGACACCTTTGGGTAGCGGATTGCCCGCATGGCATGATTTAAGACCTACAAGTTGCATAGTTTAGTACCTTTTGAGTTTGATTTTGATATTCGAGAATGTGTAGGAGATATTCTCCTCGCTGATAAGCGCCTCATCCTCCACGTTGAAGAACCAGCGCTCGTTGAGAGGATAGCACGCCAAAGATTCGTATGCTATTTGGGACAGTTGTTTGAGGCGTGAATCATCGGGATAGCGTTGCTCCTCACGACCAATCGTCGGCGTTGAATCCGGGACATAGATGTTCACGTTCACCGATGCCACCTGCAGACCTCCGGCGGTATTGTCCAGTGTCGTTACGACGATAAACTCTCCCGTAGGATTATTCGGGTAGTGATGTCGATACAATACCGGCACGGCCTTACCGAGTTCGGTTGCCCGAATGCGGGTAATAACCATGTCGAGTATTTCGCTTGTCGTGAGATTCATGTTTTCTTCGATTTCAAGTAGCGTCTAAACTCTTCCTTCAAAGACTCCACATTCGATTCCACCCAGTTGCCTGAGCCCTGAATCACGTCGTACCCTCGGGCCTCGACGTAGCGAGCGTATTCCATGCCTGCGACCCACACAAGAAATGTGTGCACCTTGGGCAATTCGTTGACTACCTTCATGGCGGCATCGCGTGCTCCTTGCTGCGCATCCGGATAGCCGTTTCCGCTGCTGAAATTCTCCGATACAACCTTACCATACTGGATAATCACATAGCCGATTGAATGTCGGAGATTGCCCGTCTGGTCGGTGTAAGAACCGTGTTCGCGGGCATACTTTACCACCCGCTCGCCGACTGACTGAAGAAATACAATGGCCTTGCGGTCATATTCCTCCTTTGCGCGGATAAATTCCAGATCGAGATCGCGCTTGTTTGTCCACTTCAGAGCCATAACCGTGTGTCCTCATAGCGTTGTCCGCTTTTGTAGAATCCCTGCACCGCATAGGTGTCGCTGTTATCCTTCTTTGGCTCGGCATCGCTCTTCGGCCGATGGTCGAAAATGTTGATGCCGTTGCGGTCGATTATCCTGACCTGCGTCCCCAGCGGGATTGGCTCGGTATTCGACGGCATGGTAACCTCGTAGGAGTAGAGGAAGTCTTGACCGTTTGCGCCCTTGACCATCTGCGCCTGCCCGTTTTGGCGGGCATTGCATCGGCCTACCGTGCGCCACTCATGCGTCCCCTCGGTGAATGTCCCGTCGGGGTTGAGTACGGCGTCCTCCTCGTACCAAATGTCCAGCGTGCAGGGATAGCGGATCATAGAAACTTTACCGTTGGTCGTGCGTTGAACTCCTCGGCAATATCAGCAAAGCCATTATCCTTTGCGATGGCGTGAATCCGGCGGCGCAACTCGTTCACATCATACACCAGCGAGTAACCTCCGTTGCTCTCTGACGCCAGGACTATAAGTTGTCGCAGAACGTCGATAGCGGCCTTTGCCACGTTCTTCTTAGCCTCGGCTGAGTATTCGCCCTCTTGCACAAGGCCTGCATCCACACATGCGACTGCAATCAGATTGTCGTCCACGTTGTAAGGATAGAGCCTCGCTGATATTGCGTCGTAGTTCGTCATGGCTATCCGAGTTGCGTAAGATCAGCGATTGCCATACGGTTAGGAATCTCGATGTCGGGAATCGCTTCCATGCCGTATTCCATGAAGCGGCCCTCCGAGGTGCGATAAGACGAAATGAACATCTTGTTGTCCTCGGCCATCGTATAGGTGCGGACTGGAATCGGATCTCGCATCTCATACGGCTCTTTCCACTTCATGAATCCGAGCTTGTTGGCTCCAAGCGCGGGCAGGAATGATACGTAGTCGTCAGGCACGGCGTTCTTCGATTCAGTTTCCGATACCTGTACCCACTCGTCCTTGATGCGGAAGCGGAACGGGATGTCCGTAGCTTCGAGCAGGCGGTTGGCCATTGCCTCGGTGACGATGTTACCAGTCGAAAACTCCATGTCGCCGAACTTCATGGTGTACTTGCCGATGAACTCCGAGGATGACGCAATGCGCTTGTAGAAAGTCGCACGGTTCATCTCTGCGGTAGCGAATGCGTATCCCATCGGGCGCATCTTGTCCACGAACTCGGTCATCATCCACGTCAGAATGTTGCTTTTGTCGCCAGATGATGCCTGTTTTTTGACGATGGGCAGCCTGATGTCCGCGATGGAAACTCCTCGCTTGTTCGCTTTGGCATTCACGGCGGCTTCGCCCTTGAATCGCAGATCGCCCATGATGAGGTCGAGCCGCTTCATCGGAGCCAGCATACACTGACGCATATCGTCTGCGAGGAAGTTGATGATTTCGTTCAGGACATCAGGCTGTGCGGATCGCAGTCCGTTGTTGTAGGTGTCGATCAGGATCTGCAGGCGTTCCAGACGGCTGTTGTCCATTTGATACGCATCGCCGAAGCAGGCCACCTCGCCGACGCCGCTTCCAAGCGCATGACGCTTGCGGATCGGTTTGTTAGCGTAACGGTCGATGACCGTACCGGCTATCACTCTGGTCTGGTTACCTATGTAGGTTTTGAACGTGCCGTCGGGATTTGCTCTGTCGTAGTTCAGGTAGTCTTTCCAGAATACCTTGTCCATCTCCAGCAGATTCACGGCTGCACGGTCGATGATTGCCGACAATACACCTTTATTGTCAAGCAGGGATTCGATAGTCAATACCATTTTCTTTCAGTTTTTAGATGAACATGAACCGATCGCCCAGCGCCTCTTTGTCGGCCTCAGTGACGGGGATGTAAAGATCGTCCTCGACGATGCCGAACACCCGTCCGATGCACGCTACGGTGCTGATTTCAGAGATTTTGCGCACTCCGAAAGAGAGGCAGTTGGGAACATACTTCGCGTCGGCCTCGGCTGAACTCTTTGCCTCCACGAGGACGTCGCCGGCATTGAGCGTAGCCGTAAAGTTTGCTGCGGCAGTGATCTCGTCGTAGCCGTCGTACGAGGTGTCGACAGACGATACGGTGATGACATTCGTGCCATCAGACAGATACATTCCGGCTTTGACGAATGTGCCGTTCAAAAGGGGATTCTTTGCGACCTTGACCTTCTTGACCGACGTGCCGGCCTCTTCAAGCACCTTTACCCGGAGACATACATGGGCCTTTCGTTCGGCCTTGTCTCGATAAAGGGGTGCAAGCTCTGGCAGCCAGCCGTCAGCAGGAAGATTAGACTTGTCCAAGTCCATACCGCCGTCGTTGATGCGGTAGATGGTGGTTTCGTCGCAGACCTCCCGCGTAATCGCGGGCGCGGTCTCGTACTTCATACCTGCGGGCATTACTTACTTTGATTTTTTTGTTCGACAATTTGTTGGGTGCCTTTTTCGATCTCGGCGATCAGATTCTCTTCCTCGGTTTTCTGCTGCGCCTCGGCAGGCTGTGGCGGTATCACCTGCTGAAATCCCTCATTGGCCAACTCCTGTTTGAAATCGCCGTAGTCCTTCACGGTCTTTTCGACGTAGGCGGTGATTTCCTCTTCGTCTTTGAAATCACGCCCTTCGATGCGACCGATGTAGTAGGATGCGGGAATTTTTGCCTCATCGAGTTTCGTGCGCAACGTTGCGGAAAGCGCCTCTTTGCGCTTCTGCCCGTTGATGATGTCGCCAAACTCTTTGAGCAGATCGGATTTGAATTTTTCGGGATCGAAATCGATTTTTTGAGCCGGTTCGGGTTTATCCTGCGGTTTCGGCTCGGGAGCAGGTTGCTCGATAGGCTTCCCGTCTTTCAGGTTATGCTTACGCTCGTAATTCCCAATAGCTCTTACGGTAGCATCCCCAGCACGGTAATCGCCGTAGCTTTGAAGCACGTCCGAGAAGCCTATCCCCTCTATAATTGCCGGTAACTGGCTCTCGTCCGTTACGTTCTCGACACGTTTCGTTGCGATACGGTCGAGAATTGCATCGTCAACCCCCTGGAATTTGGTTTTGAGCAATGCTAAAAGTTTTTCTTTCATGTCCTTTTCGTATATTTGGTTTTGAATGCGTCATCACATTCAATCTCTGTGGAGTAATAAAAAAGGCTGTCAGCTTGCAGCTAACAGCCTACGTCATACACCCATGACCGTTCCTGTCTTTTTCGTGCATTGTACGTGGCTTGCAACATCACAAGCATCTATTGCAAAGGTGATTTTCTTCGGCACATTGTGCAAGGAATTATCAAAAATTTTTTACCTTTGAGGAGAAGATATAAACGTAACTTATGGTACACAAAGATGAGCCGCCCAAAACAGGACAAAATGAAGTATCGGGGGAAATTATTCCTCTTGACGGATTTGATGAAATCAAATCGTTTTTGGGCGAAGTGTCGGAGTTTGAGAAGGACAGACGAAAGATGCTCCAAGACATTCAGCGGGCAGTGTCCTCATTCAAAGACAAATACGGAATAAAGAAGTTGGAGATTTACTGCGTGAATATGGCAGGAATAGATATTTGGGAGACTAATCCGCTCTCGCTGCCTCGCAAACGCATCCTGAAATCCAGCCCACAAGGTAAGAAAACGGCTCCTGATTTTTGACATCCGGAACGGCCCCTACATAGTCGAATATACACATTGCGGCGTGTGATGCTTCGTGCGCAACAATAGAATAACTCCGTGCAGCTTTCTTCGATTCAAAGCGTATCAAAATACCGCCTTTCTTCGATATTTTGTCGTATGCCTCAATGACATCTGCGTCTGTGGTTTCGTCCATGTCCGGGATATTGTCAAACCGGTCAGATATGGCCGCCCCCTTCTTCTCTCCGATAACCACCCACAACAACCTCGGGTATATTTGCGGGTCGAACTGATGTATGATCGTTCTACTCACGGCTCGAGGTATGGATGTAGGTTTTATTTTCGCTGATCCAGTATGGCTGCGTTCCTTTCTTTGCCGCAGCGTTGATTCTGCCTTTGTTGCCCTCTACCCACTTTTGCAGACCCTTTGGCAACTCTTTGACTTCATTCTGCGGATTATCCCACCAGTCGGTACCAGTACCTTCGTTTGCGAGGATAGGCACGGCATAGCACCGGCAGTTCGGGTGCCAGCCGATAAACTTGAAATCCTTGGGATATTTCCCCTCCATGGCGTCGCATATCTCCAGCGGAGCGCGCCCTTTCTTGAATCGGGGATACCAAAACTTGGCCAGCCATTTGGCGTGCGCCTTGGAGGTCTTGACCTCATAGCCAACAATGAAGTCCAGCTGCTGCCATCGGATATAATCGGCCTCCATGTATGCCGAATTGATCTCCGTGCGGGCCATACGCATGGCATTCTGATACGACGACCGATATACGCCTTGCCCGGGGTGATACGACATGCCCTTTTTCGACAACACCTTTTCGCCAAAAGCGTTGCGCACCTTACGAAACAACTTATCCGGATCATTAAGGTATGCCCTCACGTCTTGGCTGATCTTTGCCGCGCTGCGACCCTCGCTGATGCCAACAGATAGCGACAGCTCGACCTGCTGCTGAAACTGCCGCGTGATATTCCACACGCGCCCCGAGAGCGTATGCCCGTATGTTGTCCGTTTGGCAAAAGCATCCAGCGCATCGAGGTTGTGCAGCAGGTAGCCGTCTTTTGGGTTGGAGAAAAGTTCCTTGACCCACGAATCTACCTTTTCGTTGGCAAAGGCCCATTCGGAGGCGATGCCAGCGCTTACTATTGTCTTGAGGCGATCTTTGAATGCCGAAAGCATGGCGGACGCATTTTCTTGACGGGCCTTGTTGCTTGCGAAAGAGAACAAATCATCGTCTTGGGCAGAGTAGCCGTATTGCATCCCCATCTGCACCAAATCGCGTGTATAAGCCTCGTACAACGCATCAATTTCCGATAGATATTCGTCTATGTGCGCGTTGTGTTTTTGCAGCCATTCACTCGATTGATGATTGAATCTGGGCATACGTCAGACGTTAATAGGTGGCCTCGAAAGCGTTGTTTGCTGATTGCTGCACCTTGCCTTCCTCAATCTCTCGCACTTCATCGTCGATATTATCTACGATTCCAGCCAGCATAACACCCGTGCGAAGTGATGCCACAGGTTGACCGCACGCCTCGGTAGCGATGCGCACCTTCTCTTCGAGATCGTCAATATTGAAGGGCTGAATCTCTACATCAATGTCGATGGTATTGGCAGCATCCTCATAGGCCGGATTCAGCGAGCCGATGGCAGACGCAAGGAAGTTGTATCGGCGTTGCAGATACTCGCCGACGATCTCGGCGTGATTGTCAACGGCAAGCTGCGTACCCATAAACAGGAAATCGAACGCACGACCCGAAGGTACACTCCCCAACCCCTTCATATTGTCAAGAGACAAACGGGGTGTATTCGTGAGCTGATAAGCCATATCGAGCAGGTTCTCCAGCTCCACTTTCGCGGCTCCGCCCACCTGTTCAAGGTTCAGATAGTACACCTTGCCGCTGTTTTGAATTTGAATCATGCGGTTTTTCCCGACCTTCTGCGGCAGCCCTTCAAGATCACCTTCGACAATAAGGTTCGGGAAAAAGACCATATCCACGCAGTCAGCATAGTTCGAAAGCAACTCTTCGATTCTCCGGCGTATGGCCTGTATGTTGTGGCATAGAGATATATTGCGGTGCATATACATCGTCGGGTTCTTCTTGAATCCGTGCGCAAAGGTCATCTCCGGAATAGGCGTCCACGCGCCTGCATCAAGCCGCCAGGTATATACGTTAGTCGAGGTGACGGTCATGAAATATTGTATCTCGGCCTTGCTCTCGTTGTCTTTGATCGTGTAGGCACGGGAAAGAGCCACATAGTCGCCGTTTGCGTCGAAGAAGGGATACAACGCATCGCCTCGGAACGGCGACCATATCGCACAGCGCAGTTTGTATTTGTCGCTATTCTTATATCCAAGCAGCCCTTTTATCTTTGCCTTTGCGCGCGTCCAGAAGCCGTTATCCTTGACCGCATACCAATATTCGGCCACGTCCTGCTCGCAGAACAGCGACCGAACGATACGCTTGTTGTTGTAGCGCATCTTGTTTTTCCTGACTACGCTTTTGATGACCTGCAAAAGCGACTCTTCGGCCTCGTCGTTGGGTGTGCAATTCACGTTAGGATCTTTGCCTACGGTGAATGCCGTGTGAATGTTCACGATGTCCTGCTCCAGTGGGATGGATATGCGATTCACTGGATCGGGTTCATACACTGCGGCATGATGCGTTACCGTGCCGTCTGAATTGGTTACGTCCTTTTCTTCGGAGACCAGCAGCTCCCCGTCCTTGCGCAGGTTTTTGTCGTTGACTTCGTGCATATCGGGGTTCCATTGCTTCATCAGCTCACCCACGCGAGGCATGGGCGTTTTGCGCTGCGTCTTCAAAAGCTCTATTTTCGCCGTTTCGTCGCTCATGGCGAGAATTTCATCCAACGTCTTCATATCCTAACCGAAATATCCTCTGTAACTTTTGTTTACTTTCTTTATCTTTCCGAGAATCATGCCCAAGACATAATAGCGTATTGCGTCGATCAAGTGGTCGGCCTGTCCGTCCTTCGGCCTGTTCAGCGGCAAGCCGTCTTTATCCTCGTCCCATACATAATTGCGGAACTCCATCATGGCATTGTATGATCGCTCGGTAACGTATATCTCCATTTCGAGCATCTTTTCGATGCCGGCAATAACTGACGGGCCGCTCTTGTCGACAGGGTAGATGTTGATTCCTGCATTATGTATCTCGTCGATCAGGCGAGGATCGGCCGATTCCGATATGACCTTCAAATCACGGTAAGGCTTTAGTTGCTCGATAATCTCCTTCGTCAGCATATGCGTGCGGTAGCATATCTCGTCGATGTATAGCGCATTGCCAATAATTCCACATTTGGCAATAGCTGTCGGATCGTTCGAGTAGCCGAAGTCCTGACACAAGGCCACCTTCTCGCACCATTGCGGAAACTCTTTAACCATATGCACATTCTTGAATATCGCGCCCTCGGCAACGTCTATCCACCTGCCCATCACGACGTGCGCATACTTGTCGGGATTCTCTATCTTCATTCGCTCAACTTCCTGCAAAAATTTGTCGGAAAGGTTGTCGAGATTATCGAGGTACGTTGTGTGGATGTGCAGGACATTCGGGTGAGTGCTTATCTGCACGTCCACGCCATCTATATTTACCAGTTTATGTGTTTTCTCGATGTACTTGCGGTAAATGAAGTGGTTTGAATCAGTCGGATTCATGATAATGATGACCCGATTCTGAATTCCCTTCTTACGTATTGAAAGCATGATCTTGTCAAAGTCCTTCTCGCTCGTCCACTCCTCCGCCTCGTCGCACACGAACGTCGTGATGCCATTTATGGACTTCAGCTTTGCCGTCTGATTGCCAGATGATGTATTGATGCCACGGAACAACACACGGCTGCCGGACACAAGGTTTTCGACGTCCATCTTGGTTATGTGAAAGAACTCTTTTGTTCCGTCGGCATCGATCTTTTCCGTGAACTCGGGAATCACAGATATGGCCGCAGATACCATCGTATAACGACAATACAGAATAACATGACCCGCCTCGAACGTCAGCCGCTCGATAAATGTCCCAGCATTGAAAGACTTTCCCGACCCTCGGCCTCCTGTTATCAAGATAATGAAGTGATCGGTATCTTCATACAGAGGCAGGTATATGTCCTGCGGTTCTATCATTTCTTCTTGTTCAGACGATCTTTTACCCACTCCTTGATGTCCACGGACCCCTTCATACTTACGTCTGCTTCGATCTCGGAACGCTCGACGTATCCACGTCTCTTGCCCCGTGTCTTCAGAGTAAAGATGATTGCCGTCTCGGAGGGCCGTTCAATCCATCCCGCAAACCTTTTATTTCCGTCCTCGTCTGCTTCAATAGCGGGAACCCCGGCAACAAGCTTGCGGAGATTGCTTTCAGCCAGGTCGATGAACCGCTCCCGAGAATCCTCGAGTACTTGCGCAAATTCTGGATCATCCTTGCACCATGTGTAGATTGTGCTACGTTCGACGCCCAAATTGGCGGCTATGTCTGATAAAATCCCTCCACAAGCGTTTGCAACCTTGCGGAATATATCTGCGTCAGGCTTCTTAGTAGGCATTGCCATTTTTTATATCGTCTTTTTTGTTGTTATTCCACTCGTTCTACCATGTCGGCAAACATCTCTCCAGGGATGACTTTTTCGTCGGGTGAGAATCCGAATCGAAGCATGAATGCCGATTTTGCCCGATAGGATTTGAAGTTCAGCATCACGTAAGATTCAATGTCTCCAACCTTCTGCTCGGATTGTTGACGAATCTGCTCTTTCATCTGCTTTACGGCCGCTTTTCGTTCTTCATACGGTCGTTGTATCTCCTCGAAATCATCCACGATGGATGCTGCACTGGCACTCACTTCGTCCTGCATGATGGATATGCCATAGATATTCATATCTGCCTCTGAGAGCCCGGCTGCTTCGTAATCGATACCTGGTACCAGTATTTTCATCTTCTCCATATCAAACTCTCCCATGGCGGAAGGGGAATTCATGAAGATGTTTTGCTCGCGTTCGGTCTTATCGTCCAATTCAACGGCCTCGACCTTGATGTCGTAATCTGTTGCGGGTGTCCCGTCATAGCCGTTGATGATGTCAAGTGTTTGTATTCTCTTGTGTCCGGATACGAGATAAGACGAGAGACGGTTCCACACGATACCACCCAGGAAGCCCACCGTTTTGAAGTTCTTTTTGAGTTTTCGGACTACCTCGGGATCCTCTTTTCGGGGATTGTATGGTGCAAAGCTGATTTGCGAGCGCCGAATAACAACGGTCTCACTTTGCTTGTATTTGGTTTGCTGCTTTTTCTGCGTCATGGCGGAGTAGGATGTTTCGGGAGAGGGGGAATACTGCGTATATCTTTTCGAGGTCTTAGGGATAATGCTGGCGGAGAAAGTCGAACACCTCCGGCGAAAACGTCAGACCTTGCGATTTGTTTTTGTTGTAGGATATGGGCTCCGGCAGTTTCCTTGCTTTGATGTAGGCCATTACGTCCGCCTTCTTCCATTTTGATAGAGGATAGACTTTTCCTGTGTGGCTTATGGCTTCGTTTTCGTATCCGCGCAACATAAGACAACGATTCATGCCGTCCGACTGTTTCATACCGTAGAAAGAATATGGAATGCCGGTCTTCATGCGGACCAATTCATCAACATCTTTCAATGACAGCAGCTTTATGTTGGGATTGGGGATACAATATAGCCCACAGCGCAGAACGCGCGTCAGCGTCCAATGGGGTATCTGCATGATGCGCACGTTCGAATAACGGGTTTTGACCGCCCGCAGGTAATTGTCGATATGGTCCAATCCTTTAACGAAGTACATGAACACGCAAACGACTTCTTTGAAGTGCGGCGCCATAAGATCAAGTAGTACCTCGCTGTCTTTGCCGCAAGAATAAAAAAGGATTGCCCTGTCCGTTTTTTGACGGACAGAGGCAATCACTTCGTTTGCATGGTCTATCGGGGTCATATTTAACCTGTCGCCATGCCAAAGGCGGCGCGAACGTCACGATACCGACCTTGCCGGTTGGTCGCTCGCCCGCCTACTGTACGATAACGAACACGACTAACGCCGGTCGTCCGATTGATTCGATTTCTTACTGAATTTCGAGTGTGGCTTGAATCTTAAAAGTTTGACAATATGATTTAGCCTGCGGAAAGGCCCAGATAGGTTCGTCTATCAACTCTTCTCGTATTATTTACGAGTGGTACTCCATTTCGCGTAGAAGTCATACCGCGAGCATTTGCGATATTATTTATGTAGCGATTGGCAGCATTGAGCGCCCGACGGCCACGGTTAGTTCCATAAAAACCACTACCAGACGATGCTCCGCCTAATTCACCAATTCTACGTAATTGATTACTGATATCATTAATTGATTTCCGTCTTCGAGTGCAGCAATGTTTTTTAAAGGTTTAACAATTTATTTTCTCGATTACTTTACCGAGGTGGTAGTCTATCTCGGTCATGGTGTATTCGTTGCCGTTGTATTCGTACACGATCGGCTCGTTGGTCTCTTCGTCGCATACGTCGATCAACTCGGCACCTTTGACCTCGACCAATGCACCGGGGCGATTCTTTTCGTAACCTACCCAGAACTGTATGGCGTCGTAGTGATTAATGATTGTATCGACGCCTTTGTTACTGTCCCATGCTGATTCGGGCACGTCGCTGTCTTTCTTATAGACCTTGCCTGTATTGTTGTCTCGATACGAAATGTATTTAGTGTTGGTAGGTCGAACCTCGCGCGTTTCGACTGTCTTTTCGCCCGACAAAATCGCATCGAACCATTTCTGTTTGATGATGAGAGTTAATACTTTCATAATCTTTTAATTTTAGTAGCGGGGACAAGATTCGAACTTGTGATCTGCTGGGACACTAACCCGCCGTGTTACCATTGCACCACCCCGCATATATCTCATTAGCAAAGGTGCGCATAGTCGGCACATTGTGCAAATCTTGACCCCTATTTTTTATGTAAATATATTGTTTTTTTGCCTCTTCTCAAACCCCGACGGCCGAATTACCGCCGGGGGCCTCACAAAAAAAAATGCTGTTGCTTTACAGACTTTTGATATTTGAGAGAGACTACATTATTTCAAGATTCAGTCGCTTGAAGCACCGCCACTCGTTCTTCTCGGTGTCGAAATACACCTGAACGGTGTCGTTCTTCTTGCGGGTGTCGTTGTCCTTTATTGAAGGCACGAGGTCAGTGCGCAGCGTGCCCCACGCCTCACGCAGGGTGCCGTCCACCTTGCGAAAGTAGAACCGCACTACCTCGGTGTGCATACGGCGCATGAGATTGAAATTGCGCCAGGCAAGTTTTAGGCACTCGGCAAAGGCCCGGCGGGTTGTATAGTAAAATCGCCACGCCATACGCATGATGTTTGAAAGATCGGTTGTTTTCATAGCGGTAAATCGTATTTCAAACCTAAATCGTTAGAATAAAGATTATCAAAATCATAATCTGAAATTCGCCTCGTCTTGTCAAGGTATATCTCTAAACCTCGCGTATATGATGAATGATATGAAACGACAACCCGTTGTTTTTCTGTAAGGTCTTCTTCTATATGCCTTCTGTAAAATCTGTGGTCTTTGGTAACATACTTTATCGCCTCTTCGATCAACTCGTTCAACTCATCACCCACCAATCGAGGGGCATGAAACTTGTTTTCTTCAAAAAACTTCGTCATGGTCGTATCGTTTGTTAGTTCAACATTTCTTGCAGAAACTCGGCAGCTTCTTTGTCCTCTTCGCCATCATTATTAAGAACCGCTTCAACGGTTGCGGTTTCGCTTTCGATATACCGTAAAGGAGCTGTCCAATACGTGCCAGGATCTTCACCAATTTCTGCTTCATAATTAATGTAAGCCGTGAAATTATCTGTAGCAACTTCGAAAGAATCTTTTTGACCGTTCAATCTGGTAATATAGTCAGCTGCAAGTCTGGCAAGGTTCAGCAGCTCGTTATTGATTTCTGTTGTCATGGTTATTTTGATTTAATACTTTGACAAAAAACTATTATTAGAATAAAAGCACCCATTATACTCAATGAATTGGCCGAAAGTTCGTAATTCGCCATCTTGATTAAGAAATGCGAATTTTGATCGGCCAATCATTGTTTTTATCAAAGCGTCGAATTCTTTCGAGTAAAACCCATATTCTTTTATTGTAGACACAAAATAGAATCTGAAAGCCGTCTCGCTGTCAGTCATGTCATTAAAAGGTGTGACATTCAGAATACCGTTATGAGCGAATGATATACCTGTAGTCTCGTCTCTAAAAGGGTGACAATTCGCTGTGCAAATAGACCCATGTGTAGCATATCTAAAGTGAATAATTGCAGGTTCGTCTATTGATACAATAGAGGCATATTTTACAAAGGTATTAAACCTCAAAGTCTTATATATTTTTGACATTGTCGCTATGCCACAACCGTCTGGGTTAACCGTAGCACATTGCTTTAGTAAAGCAATGTGCGGCATCGGTACACCTTTAGGCTTGATTATTAAAATACACATATAATTATTCGTTAAATAAATTTTTACGATCATTGAAGAATTTCTTTTGCGAGGCCGTTAAAAACGGCAATTCGTCTATTGTAGTAGCTGTAATCAATTCAGTATTATTAAGAGAATGATTTATCAATGCGCTTAAGAATTTGACCCATTGATTTATTTTTTCAAAATTGGTCGTGCCTTGATGCTGCCTGAACTCAATTGTCTTATGATTAACAAAAGACATGATATTCAACTTATAATATCGATCGCTATTGAATATCTGAATCAAGTCATTGAAACTCGTGATATTAGCATCTTTAATATTGCGTGCTATATTTATGATAGATTTACAGTACCTATTATTATTAGCACGTCGACTTTGTGGCATAAATGAATCTATAATAGGCTCAATAATAGCATAATTGACTATTATACGCTGCCATTGTTTTATGGTGAATGATTCTGCCCCGAAATGAACGTGCAGGCCACATGATCTATTAACACGGGCTTCGTTGTCATTCAATACCTTGCAAACCTTTTTCAAGGTATTCAAACTTCTTAAAATAGGTGAAACGACTTCGCATGAATTGTAACCGTCGATCGAACCGTCTGACCCTAATTTATATGCCTTTTTCTGATCGTTATGATTATACCCGGTCACTATAGACTGAATGCCATATTCAGACAAAGCAGTGCTAATAAGATTCTTGTCTATATTATAGCATTCTATCTCAATACCTAATGTAAAACGTCGATGATTGTCTTTTGCCGCAATCTGTTCACCCTCTACATATTGTACAAGAGTATAATATTTATTCGCATCGTAACGCGAACACTTTAAATCTTTGACTAATTTGTTAATCTTTTCAGCTTTAGTAGCGTTACTTAAGACGATCGCGCGAACTTCTGTAAAAAAATCTGACATAGTAGTAATATTTAATTGTTGTTTTGATTTCACGACGCAAATGTAAATGTTATTTTGATTTTATGCAAATTTTTCAGCAAAAAAATTTAATTGTCGTTGAAATATTTTGTCTGTAATATAAATGTGACTATATTTGCGGGTGTAAATGACACATAAATGCGAGTTAAAGAAATTCTAAAAGAAAGAGGTATAACCGCAAAAGAGCTTGCGGCTAAAATAGGCATGACCGAAACGGGATTGAGTATCGCGATAAGCGAAAAGGGTAATCCGCCATTGAAAAGATTACAGGATATCGCTGCGGCATTGAATGTCAGCGTCGCCGAACTGTTCGAGCCGCAGGATGCATCGCAACCTACAGGCCGATGCCCGCATTGCGGGAAGCTAATTAAAATAAAGATAGAATAAGATGGAGAATGAAAATCAATTCAACGGCAACAACTCAAGTGGCTATAAGCCGTTGTCAATGGAAGCTGCAATAAGGTTGGAGAGGCAGTTTAACGAATTGAGAGATTCAATGAGCCAATTATCTAAATTACAAGATGATTTCACTCATTTGGTTGTCAATATTCTGAGACGCAATCTTGAGATGGAATGTGATCATTCGTTGAAAATGGAAGCGCAGTATGCCTTGAAATATGATCGTGCTTTGTTTTTTACAAAGTGGTATTATCGAGGCCGGTATCGGAAATATAGGTATCGAAGAATATGCCTTGAGCGGCTTATTCGAAACATACAATAAATAAAAAAGGCCGGGGATTGCTCCTCGGCCTTTCGGGTTTTATTATGTAATGGGTGAATGTTACCAGTTTTGGAATCTATACGTTCCTGTTTCTTCAAAGCTCTTTATCACAAAAACCTTTTTTTCGGTTTCCCCTTGATAATCTGAATTGACTTGAATCGTTTTATACGATGAATAGAATACGGAATAAGTATTATACGTTACCCACAGAATATACGATCCATTTTTTACGTTTTCCAACGTAAAAACGCCCGGCAAATATCCCGTCTGATATTCAGGCTCTGCAACTGTTCCGTCAGAATAGGTTATTTTGCCATCCGATACAACCGAAGATTTACTTTTTTCGGCATCAACTGTTTTTCCGATATTTTCAAATAAGCATACGCAAGCCTTGTCAGCTAACTGTTCTTGCTCCAACTCACCCGTAAAATAATTTTCGTATTGAGTATATACTTGAACAAAAAAGGTTTGTTGCTCCGACTCTTCGTCTTTTTCGCATCCGTAAAATATAAGAGCCGATGTGGCTATTGCCAAAAGTAGAATCTTTTTCATCCCTATTTTATATAAAATTTGACGACCGAGATAAGTTGCTCGGATAACTTATATATGTCATTGAACGATTCGATTAAGTGCTTTGTCCCCACCTTGTTTTCATCGAACGTCTCGACATACTTTTTTGATCCGTTGAAGTGTAGCCGACATATCGGCTTCCTGTTATTGTCATCAAACAGAATCGCGAAATAACTTTGCGCGTCCCTGCTTACGATCCGGTTAAGGTCTACGACATTGCAAAGAATAGCCCGAACGATATAAAATCCCTGGATTTCGTCCTCTGTTGTTACGATCTTGCTTTCGTCCGCCTCTTCGACAGGTTCCGATTCCTTGCTTGGGCCTACGGCCGGAATATCGGGCGTAATTGCCGACTTTAACCGATCATTCACGTAGTCGTTTGTGTATAACTGAAAGGCCCGTTGAATCATGGGACGGAAGTCGTCCATCACATTGCGCGTAACGCTGCCGGAATATACCTGCTTGGTGATGAACTTCACAAAGTCATCCGTAGGTTCCATGCTTTGGGCAACGATATAGGATCGGATGGCGTTCGTGTATTTCATCTCCGTGGCCGAGTTGAGTATGACGGTAGTATCATACTGGCTTCGGCAAAACTGCTTTAACTTGTCTATGTGGCTATCCTTCAGGTCAAGCAAATTGATCTCGAAAAACGGTCTTTCATCCATCTTGTTCGGCTCGTCGAGGTCAGCAAAGAATTTGTAGACGATTCCGTTGGTCAAAACGCCGAACTTCGCCTTTGAGACATGGTAATAGCGGAACAGCTGGGCTTGGTACTTGTCCAAATCCGCCGACCAGTGCTTGCATTCGATCAACATGATCGGATTGCCGTTGAGAAATACCGTGTAATCTATCTTCTCGCCCTTTTTGATGCCGTAGTCGCAATCACATTCGGGTGTTACCTCGGTAGGGTTAAAAATATCATATCCAAGCGTTTGGATGAAAGGTAAGACAAAAGATGTCTTTGTTGCCTCCTCTGTTTTGATGTTGTCCTTCATCTTTGCAACCTTGTCGGACAGTAGCTTGATTGAATCTTTGAAGTCCATATCGTATAAGTTTTACATTATATTCCGCTTGATTACCCCCGTTACCCGAAACAGCCTTTTAACATCTTCGAGCGGTATTTCAAACTCGGGATAAAAATATTTCCCCTCGCGAGGCCCGTTTTCGTGCTTCATGTGGTTGTCGCTGATGCAGCTAAAGGCTGTTTTGTTCTCGTTGTAATATAGCCTTTTGAGAAATCGGTTCTCGGCTGTCTCGATCACATAAACGGTTCCAGGTTCGATGAAATTTTCGGTATATCTCCGTAATCCAATCACGCACCCGGCAGGATAGTTTGGAACCATTGAATTTCCATATACGCGCATCGCAAACTCGCTATCTTTTAATATCCCGCCGATCTCTATCCACCCTGCCGGTGCCGCAGGTGTCATCTCCATGCCATATTGTGTTCCGGCGGCTACCTCAGCGTCAAAGTATGGAATAACTTTCCCGGAGCTTATCTCCTGCGACGCACTGCTTTCTTCGCCAGATTGAGCCTCTTTGAGCATATTGCCTTCTCCAGTAAGAAGCCATGCAATGTTTAAGTCAGGGTATGTAGCCTTTATTCGTTCTACATATTCAGGTCCTATTCCTTTGCTGATACTATTCACGAATGAACTTGACGCGCCAATCCCAAGAGCAAAAGACCTTCTGCTTATTCTTTTATGGTCTATAAATTCTATAAGCCTTTCCTTAACTCCCATATCGTCAATTAGTTTATAGAAATTCAATTAATATAAATATTATTTATATGTATTTTGAATACACATTCTTGTTACATGAATAGAATTTCTATATATTTGCATTGTGATATTTAATTAACACTCAAAAATAAAGGTTTTATATGAATAATGCAAACGAAAATAATGCGAATGCTTGTGTTTTACCAGCACAAAGGTATTACAAGAGCCTGCCGAAGAAGGTAAAGGGCGAGATACTGCGTACGCTTGAAGAAACTATTGGCAAGAAGTCGAAGATAACATACATACGATGGTTCTACGGGCAGGTATATCCCCAGACGATTGCCGAGCGCAATGCTGTGGCCCAAGCCATGAACCAATACGCCGGCTGCACGCTCACAGGCGACGAGCTGTTTCCCGAGGATTTCCCTTATCGCGGGGCTAACAATTAATAAATCTTGTTCATATGGCCTACAAACTTCACAATATCGAATTTCAGCGCACGCAAGACCGCTCGATCATCTATCAGCAGGCAGGCGGTGAGTTTGTGATGCTGACCGAGAAAGACCCGATCATCGTGATCCTCGATGAGAAGATTAAGACCGAGTATCCTGAAGCGTATGCGGTGCTTGACAAAGAGTTCAGCAAGAGCAGGGCCGACATCCGCAAGCACCGTTTCGACATCGTATGCGCATTCCTGTCGTGTAACTGCGGCGGATCAGACGAGAGAATGGACATCGACGAGGATGGAGATTTCAATTTCGAGACGGCCAACTGCCCGTCGCTGTTCTGCAAGTATCGGGGCGTAGTATGCTGCGGTAAGTTCAAGACTAATATGACAAAACGACAGGAAGAGACGATGTGGTGGTATATCCACTACATGAGGATGGGATTTGAGCCGCAGCAAATTCGTGAACTGGTGGGCGCGAAGCTGGGAATATCTCCCGAGACAGTCGACACGAACAAGAGGGACGCCTTCGACCGCGAGGGTGTCAACTCTATGGCCGAGTTCATCTTGAAGATGGAGGGGAAATTATAGTAAAACTCAATACCTACACCTATGAATACGAATTACGAAAAGATCAAGTCCGACCTTCTGGCCTTTGGAAAGAGGAACGGCGCCTGCGCAGGGCAGTATCAGCGGCTCTACAAAGCGGAGAGCATCGAGGATGTGATCGCCGTTGTCAAGGATAATTTTGTGTGGTGCGCCAAGTACCGAGACTTCGCCGACGTGATTATGGCTAACCGCGAGCAGTTCGCCGAGCATCAGATATGGGCCAACCAAGACGTCAAGATTCAAGAAGGCATTGGTTATCTCCTGGCCACAGAGGGAGAGATCAACGCCGAGAGCTGGGGCACCTCGACGATCAACGCTACGAGCAGAGATGCCTCGACGATCAACGCCGAGAGCTGGGGCACCTCGACGATCAACGCCGAGAGCTGGGGCACCTCGACGATCAACGC